CAATATTATGGATACAGGTGAGTCTCTTACTGTTGCTTTCTTAGCGACAAACACAGGCACACCATACTATCAATCAGCTTTTCAAATCGATGGATCAAGCGTAACACCAGAGTATCAAGGTGGAGCTGCACCTTCAGCTGGTAATGCTAACTCCGTTGATATTTATACGTACACTGTGATTAAAACAGCTGACGCTACTTTTACAGCGTTCGCTTCTCAAACGCAGTTCGCGTAAGATTAGGAGGAGAAGAAAGATGCCAATTATAGCTTCAAGAGGTGCCGCATCAGCAGGCGGATTTGGACAAAGACAAGGCGCACGAAAATACAATATTGACATGATGGTCGTTTCAGGAGGAGGCTCTGGAGGCAGTAGCGGAATCGGAGGCGGCGGTGGTGCCGGTGGTATTAGAAGTGCAACTTCTCAAGAAGTTGTCGCTGGAAAAACTTACACAATCACAGTAGGTGCTGGTGGAGTTAATTCTAGTGGTGGTAATCAAGGAGTTGTTAGTTCTGTTATTGGAACAGGTATAAACTTTGTATCATCTGGCGGTGGAGCTGGAGCTACTATTTCTACAAGTAACCCTAGATATCCAACTCCAACAGATCCATACGGTGGATACGCAGCAGCACCTGGCGGATCAGGCGGCGGAAATTCTTTTAACCAATTTCATCCTGCAGCCGGACAAGGTAATGCTGGAGGTTATTCTCCTTCAGAAGGAAACAATGGTGGAATTCAAGCGGGACCTTCGGGTTCTGGTGTATCAGCTCAATCAACAGCTGGAGGTGGCGGAGGATTTGGTGCCGTAGGTGCTAACTCTGGAAGTACATCTGGAGCTGGAGGAGCAGGAGCAACTGTAGCTATTTTAGGTACGACCCTTGGTGGCGGCGGTGGCGGTGGTTCTAGAAGCCCAGGAGGCTCTGGACCAAATGCAACAGCAGGCGCTGGAGGAACTGGTGGCGGCGGTGGTGGATCCACTGGAAAACCCCCAGGAGCACAAAATGGAACTGCAAACACCGGAGGCGGTGGAGGCGGTCAAGGATATACTGACGGTCCAGGCGGAAGTACAATTGGAAGTGGAGGATCAGGAGTTGTTGCTCTTAAAATTGCAACAGCTGATTATTCAGGTACTACTACAGGATCTCCGACAGTAACAACAAGTGGTGATTATAAAATTTTACAATTCAACGGTTCGGGGACGTACGTAGCATAATGGCACATTTCGCTAAATTAGATGAGAATAATAAAGTTACTTCTGTCATAGTTGTTAATAATGATGTTATCAAAAATGATAGTGGTGATGAAGACGAAGCTCTTGGCGTAGCTTTCTGTAAATCATTATACGGTCAAGATACTAAATGGGTTCAAACTTCTTACAATAATTCTTTTAGAAAACAATTTGCTGGCTTAGATGATACTTATGATGAAGCTAAAGATATATTTATTGCAAGACAACCTTTCCCGTCTTGGACTTTAGATGAGAACAGTGACTGGCAAGCCCCAGTTGCATACCCTGAAGATGGCACATTACATGTGTGGAATGAAGAAAATCAAGTTTGGGATAAAATAGAGTAATATACGTTGTATTCAATTTAACTTAATGTTAAATTAAACAGAATGAAAAAAAAGAAAGAAACAAAATTACAGAACGTTCATGGTCCAGCAGCATGGCCATTTAAAATTGATGACGTTGAAGCTTGGTCTTATTTTACTAACGCTTTTTCACAAGATGAATGCAAAGAAATAATTAAATTAGGAAAACGATTTTCAATGATGGATGGTGCGGTAAGGAACGGAGTAGAGAAAAAGGCTAGATTATCTAAAATAAATTGGATGTGGCCAAGTGCAGATACCGATTACATATTTAGAAGATTAACCGACATAATGACAGGACTAAATAATGAGTTTCATCAATTTGATTTATTTGGTTTTATTGAAGGTTTACAATTTACTTACTACAAAGCACCAGACAATTTTTACACAAAGCATGTTGACACTTGGCACAAAGGACCAGTTAGAAAACTATCAATGTCATTATTATTATCTGATCCAGACAAATATGAAGGTGGAGATTTAAAATTACATCTTGGTGGAGAACCAACTGTTTTACCAAAAGACCAAGGAAAACTTTTAGCTTTCCCTAGTTACACATTACATGAAGTTACACCCGTCACTAAAGGGCATAGATACTCTTTAGTTGGCTGGATTACAGGTCCTCAATTCAAGTGAGTTTTCAAAAAAATAAATATTTAGTAATAAGAAAAGCTATATCAAAAGAATTAGCTAGGTTTGTAAATCAATGTCTTTTTTTAAGAAGGCATGTAATACACAATTGTTATGAAAATGGAATGTTAGAAAAAAATAGTTGGTACGGTGTTTGGCACGATTCACAAGCAAAAGGACATTTCTCTTGTTATTCTGATTATGCTGCTGAAATAATTTTAAATAATTTAAGACCTATGATCGAAAAGAAAACTAAATTAAATTTGTTTCCAACTTATTCTTATTTAAGAATTTATGATAAAGGAGCTGTTTTAGCAAAACACATAGATAGACCAAGCTGTGAAGTATCTGGAACATTAAATATGTCAGGTAGTCTTTGGCCTATTTATTTAATGTCTAACAAAAAGAAAGTTAAGATTGAATTAGAAGCAGGTGATTTATTAATTTATAGAGGTTCAGAATTACAACACGGCAGAGACAAATTAAAAGGTAATTATTGCACTCAAATTTTTCTGCATTATGTACAAATTAATGGACCAAACCATAATCTTTTAAATGATAAAAGACCGTCTTTAGGTTTTCCTAAAAATGTTGAATTAAAAACATATAAAAATTTATTATGAGTGACACTGTTCATTCGTTATTTCCCACAGCAGTATATCAAACCTCAATAGACAGAAAATTTACTGAGAAGGAAACTTTATTTTTAGACAAACAAAAAAATAATCTAAAAAAAATTGAGGGTAATTCTAAAACAATTAATTCTTATGTATTAAATGAAGAACCTTTGAAGCAATTAAAAAACGATTTAACAAATGCATCACATAAATATTATAAAAATATTTTTGCAACCTATAATAAAATTACTCCATATATTACACAATCGTGGTTGAACTATAATGTTAAAGGTGAGCACCATCATTCTCACGAGCATCCTAATTCTATTGTGTCTGGAGTTTTTTATTTAAAAGCAGATGAAGCTCACGATAAAATTACTTTTCATAAAGATAAATATTCTCAAATTAATTTTGAAACAAATGAATACAATACTTGGAACTCTCTTACTTGGTGGATACCTGTTAAATCAGGAGATATATTATTGTTCCCCTCTTATCTAAATCACTCTGTTGAAACTAAACAAGATAACAATCTTAGAATTAGTTTAGCTTTCAATACTTTTGTAAAAGGAAACATTGGAAGCAGAGAAGGTTTATCAGAATTAAATTTATAATGGATATAAAAGATCATTACAGAACCGAGTTTTGGGCAGGCACTGTATCTTATGGAAAGTTTACAGGAAAAAACTGGTTAGCTATTGGAGGAATACGCCACCCTTTATTTCAATCTTTTGTAAGAGAATTAAAAAATTTACAAAAGCAAAATAAAATTAATTTTAAAAATTACAAATTATATGTTTGTGGTGGAGTTTTAGAAGATTGGGTATCGTGGGATGTAGATTTAATTTTAGTAGGTAAACCATCTTTGATGGCTTATAAAATTTTATACAATATTAAAAAACTTGCCTTTGAACTAAAGTTTTACATTGATGTTAATCTTCAACCAACAATTAAAGGTGTTATAATTAATTGTGGTAATATTAAAAAATGGAATGGGCAACATTTTAAAATTAAAGCCTGGGAGATAAGTAATAAATTTATTACAACAGATACTAAAGGTAATGAAAAGGTTTGTATTTATAAATGGAAAAAAAGTAAATATGGTTTATACGAGGAGGATAAGATTTATCCTTTTACAAAAAATTTAGATAAATATAAAAAAGAAGGTTTTGTTTATAAAGAGCCTCGTAGGGTATTATAATGAGTGACATCGTTAAAAGATTTTCAGAATATTTAGAATCAATTGAATATCCTAAACAAAAAACTTCTTGGAATATAGCGGGAATATTAAAAGGCAAAAATGCTTTTTATAGGTTTGATGTAAGAGATATGATTAAGCTTGAAGATGGGACACAAGCTCAAACTACAAGCTTTAATTCTCAAGCCGAAAAAATGGTTATTGAAAAAGACAAACAATGGATTATTTTTGACTTAAATGAATTACATAAATATGGTAAAAGTCATAATAAGAAAAAAGTATTTGAAGAAGAATTAATTTCGAAATTAGAATGGACAATATTTATAGAAAAAAATTAATATGGATTGTTGGTATATAAAAGATTATTTTAGCCCTAAACAAAGAAAAGAGATTTGTAAGGCCATAGAAAAAAATTATGATTTTACTGAGAAAGAAGGTAAGTCTGCTAGAACTAATGAAGGTCAAGATAAGAAGAAAACTAAAACTTTAGTCATAGGTTGGAAAAAAATAAAAAATATTGTAGGTGAGTTAGAGCACAGTATCTACGACATTAATTTAAAAAACTTTGGTTATAATATTAAACCTTTTGATCACTCTGATTATATGCTTTTAAACATCTATGATAGCAAAACTAAAGCTGAATACGATTGGCATTTTGATTCCTCAAAAAGCGATATTTATGATTGTAAACTTACAGCTATAGCTAATTTATCTGATAGCTATGAGGGTGGCGATTTTTGGCTCTGGCCAGGTAACCCTTATATTGTAGAACAATGTACGCCAGGTTCACTGATTGTCTTTAAATCTTACATAAATCATAGGGTAACTCCCGTTACAAAAGGTGTTAGAAAGACTTTAACCTTATTTTGTCATGGGCCAAGAATGATTTAATAAGCTAGATTTTTAGAGAAAATTCATTATAATTGAAGATTATGGCATTACAAAAAGTACAGTTCTTACCTGGATTCAATAAACAGATTACAGATACTCAAGCAGAGGGACAATGGGTTGACGGTGATAACGTTAGATTTAGATACGGCACACCCGAAAAAATAGGTGGCTGGCAACAATTAGGTAATAATAAATTAACAGGTGCAGCTAGAGCCATGCACCATATCGTAAATAGAAGCGGTCAAAAGTTTTCAATCATAGGTACAAATAGAATTTTATATGCTTACTCAGGAGGTGTATTTTACGATATACATCCTATTAGAGCTACAACCACACTTACCAGTGCTTTCACTACAACCAATGGGTCAGCTGTAGTCACTATAACTTTTTCTTCTGGCCACAGTCTTGTGCCTGGAGACATAATATTACTAGATAATTTTAGCACTATTACAGGATCTAATTTTGGTGCATCTGATTTTGATGACAAAAAATTTATGGTGACATCCACACCAACAAACGTAACAATAACAATTACAATGCCATCAAATGAAACTGGCTCGGGTGCTACAACATCAGGTGGTATTAGAGTTCAATCTTATTATTCAGTTGGACCAGCAGAACAGTTACCAGGTTTCGGTTGGGGTTTAGCTTCTTGGAGTGGTACAGTTGCTAATGCACTTACAACAACTTTGAACGGAGCAATTGATGCTTCTACAACAACCATTGTTTTAACAAGCGTTGTTAACTTTCCGTCAACAGGTACAAATCACATACAGATAGATTCAGAAGAAATATCTTATACTGGAATATCAGGTAACACACTAACAGGCGTGACGCGAGGAGCGAGAGGCACAACAGCAGCATCTCATTCTGATGGTGCAACAATTACAAACACGTCTGACTTTGTGGCATGGGGTGAAGCAGCATCAGGAGATCTAGTAATTGATCCAGGTCTTTGGTCGATAGACAACTTCGGTGGTAAAATTATTGCACTGATACACAACGCACAAGTTTTTGAGTGGGATTCAAATGCAGCAAACGCAACGACAACAAGAGCTTCTATTATTTCAGGTGCACCAACTGCATCAAGAGATATGATTGTATCTACACCGGATAGACACTTAGTATTTTTTGGAACAGAAACTACGATAGGAACACCAAGCACACAAGATGAAATGTTTATAAGATTCTCTAACCAAGAGGATATTAACACTTACACACCCACAGCTACCAATACAGCTGGCACACAGAGACTAGCCGACGGGTCTAGAATTATGGGAGCTGTTAGAGGTCGTGATGCAATCTATGTTTGGACTGATACTGCTTTATTTACACAAAGATTTATTGGACCACCTTTTACATTTGGTTTTGCACAGGTAGGTACAAACTGTGGATTAATAGGTCAGAACGCTGCGGTAGAGGTAGACGGTGCTGCGTATTGGTTTTCAGAAAATGGTTTCTTTAAATATGCTGGTGCACTACAATCACTACCATGTTTAGTAGAAGATTTTGTTTACAATGATTTAAATACTACAGCTAATCAACTTATCAACGCAGGATTAAATAACTTGTTTGGTGAAATTAATTGGTTCTACTCTTCTTCTGGTGCAACAGTTATTGATAGATGTGTAACTTATAATTACATTGAGTCTACACCTCAAAGACCTGTTTGGACCACAAGCACATTAGACAGAACAACATGGCAAGACTCTGCTGTATTTGGTAAACCACATGCTACAGATTACGATGCTGATTCTAACAACTCTTATGATGTTGTTGGTAATACAGATGGATGTACAATTTATTACGAGCACGAAACTGGCACAGATCAAGTAACAACCACAGCCACAACCGCGATAACTTCTAATATTGAATCTGGAGACTTTGATATAAGTCAAGGTGGTGATGGTGAGTTCTTTGCAAAGATAAGAAGATTTATACCAGACTTTGTATCTCAAACTGGTAACACACAAATTACATTACAATTAAGAAACTATTCTAATGATGCACAAGCAAGTTCTGCTCTTGGACCTTTTACAGTTAGTTCATCTACAACAAAGGTAGACACTAGAGCTAGAGCAAGAGCTGTATCTTTAAAAATAGCAAATACAGCTGCACAACAGAACTGGAAGTTAGGTGGATTTAGATTAGATATACAACCAGACGGAAGAAGATAATGGCAAAGATAGTACAAATATTAACACGACCTGCTAGAGAATATAGTCAAGATGTTGCTGATGCTCAGGTAAGAGATCTTGATAGTATAATACAAAAATTAAATACAACATTTCAACAAGAACTAAAGGATGAAGTAGACGCACAAAACTTCTTTTTAAATTAATGTCAAATAGTTTCGTAAACGCAAAAGTAGATTTAACATCAACAGACAACACAACGTTGTATACAACACCAACTGCAAACGTTGCTCTAGTAAAATCAATACTAGTATCTAACGATTCTGGTTCTGGGTGTAATTTAGATGTTACTTTGACTGATAGCTCTGGTAATGTGTTTAGTTTATTTAAAACTCAGACCATAGCAACTAATACGACAACCGAACTTTTAACTCATCCCCTCGTGGTAGAGGAAAGTGAGATATTAAAGGTACAAGCTAGTGACGCGAATGAGCTGCACGTTATAGCTTCTATATTACAGATACAGCCAAGAGAGGTAACAACGTAATGTTAATAAAACCAAAAGATATAATAGAGAAAATAAGCAACAAAAAGACAGGCGAAGTCTATAAAGATGAGGATGATTGGAAGGCAAAAGGAGTGCCAGAAGAGGACATTCAACGAGATATAACAGTTGTAATGCCTAGCCTTGATTTATTCCCAAAAACCAAGTAAAAAGAACGTTACAGGATAAAAAGCCTGCCAATAACAATTTAGCTAAATTATGACGATATCAAGAGGACAGATGGAGAGACAATTACGAATGGGTGGTGGCATTATGAATGTCGTACCTAGAGAACCTGCTATATT